TGTTAACGCGGTGATCTCAGTTGGGACCACCGCCTGCCTAGAACAATCTAGGTCGAAGGGAGGCAAGACTGCCTTCCTTAAGGACACGCTCGCGAAGAAGCGGGTCCTGCGTTTCCGTTACAATATGGAGACGCTCGAGCCGGAGGCTATAAGCCCCCAGCCCGTCAGGACGCCAAATGACGTCCTGAGCTGGGCGGTTCAGACCGCCCTGCACCACCCCACGTACGTGAGGTGTGTGAGGGTCCACAGTGTTGTGGAGCCCTCCAAGGCACGCACAATAACTGTCGCGCCTTACGCCTATCAAGTCATAATGGGCGTCCTGGCACACATGTACCAGGCGACTTTACAGCATAAGCATGTGAAGTCAGGGCTTAAGGCCGACCGCCATTTGTGGCGGTTCGTGCAAAAAGTCCTCAATCCGCAATCTGCGGAATGGCAGCACCTACCCGAAGGTGCTACGATCTATGCTTTAAGCACAGATCTTTCCGAAGCGACGGACTTCGGAAATCTGACGGTCAGCCGTCAGATATGGCAGTTTTTGATAAAACTGTCATCTGTCCATGAGGGATTTCCCACTGGACTGGCTGTACTAGGGAAAACCCTGTACAACGGGGCACGATTCTTTTTCGTGCCCGACCAATCTGGTAACTACCAGATGGTATCCAGACAAAGGGGCTGGATGATGGGTGATATGATGACAAAAGTCATCCTCACCATCGCTCATGACGCAATTTGCCGCATGAGCCGCCTACAAGTGTACTCACTTGTGGGCGACGATGAGATTGCGCTCAGCGCTTCTACTCATCAGTTGTCAAATCAGATTGACAACCTTCGGACCATCTTCAAGGTGTCTGAAGAGGACACGTACATATCGTGTCATCTCGCATTCTACTGCGAGGAGGGGACGCTCGTGCCACAAAAGGCCTCGTCCTCCAACCACGTCCAGATGAGACGTGGTGAGGAGCTTTCATACCTGGATTATCCCAGGTTCAGGCTCCTACTGCCTCAGATATCTGAGGTGGATGCCTACTCGATGTCGAATGCGGGTAGGTTCTCACTTCTTGGCAAAGAAGCGAGATGGGTTGACAATGTCAACCCCAAGGCGCGAAAGTACTTTACTCGCGCCTCTCTCTTGCAGCACATACTCGTGCCACAGGAACCGGACTGTATCAGTCC